GGCGATCCGCTCGCCCCCGCCGACATAGGTGACGAGCCGGGCGAAGCTCACCCCGTAGCCCCATACGTTCTCCTCGTCGCCCTCGTCGGAGCGGTTCCAACTCGTGGCGTAGAACTCAACGCTCGCGTCCAGTCCGTGGCCGATCACCTCGATGCCGCCCCGGCGTTCGTCTATGCTTTCGGGGCATTCACCCTTTGCTCGGGGCTGTTTAGAGGCGGTCTCGACGATATGCTCTCGGATTGTCTCGGCCACGAATCGCATCTGCGACTCGGCAATGTGCATTTTTTGCACTTTGGTAGTTGTTCTGCGGAACTGTATACGATCCAAATACGTTTTGGTGTGTGTATCGACTATTTGCATGATTTCAGATTTAAAGGTTGGCAAACGATGTCCTCGGCCAAGATGAAATACTTCGGCCAGCGCTCTTTGATACGTGCGCAAGCCATGCCGATAGCTTCCTCGCGGGAAGTTGCGAGGAACGGATGAGAGCAATGAAGGTTCGCTACGCAAATGTCTATTCGCTTCGCGTAGATCGATACTTGATAGTAACGTTTGGTAGAATGTGCCTGAACAAGCTTAGAGAAAGCGCTATTACGGGCGCTAACCGTAGCGATGGATGCACCTTGTGCACCTGCGCTAACTTTTTCGCTGTCTCGCATTTTCAGATCAAAAGTTAGTTGCGTATGTACAAAAAGAAGACGTGCCCCCTTTTGTTTGCGAGACAGCGACCACCTAAAAGGTAGGATCACAGGGACACGCCTATTGGTCGTGTAAAATATGTTCTTAGCGATTCGGTTATCGCTGTCTCGCATTACAAATATGGGCAAAGTTTCTGACTTCACCAAATTTGCACGCACATATTTTTCACAAACCGCTGTCATTTTTCTTAATCTTTGAAATCGAGGGCCGAGTAGGAGTGGAACCTACCTTCCCGGGCCGGCCCTTTGGAGCTTTCACTCCCATTTGCTTGCTTGGTCAATCAACGTCTGCTTGCTGGCGGAGCCTTTCGGATATTGCTCTGCCAGCTTAAGAAGAGCGATACGCTCCTTGTTTTTCTGGGCCTCGCTTTGCGGACCGTCGTGTAATTGGATCTCGTCGTTCATGGCATTTTTGTCTTTATATTCTCGAATCGCGCTGTAGCCGAACACGGCCAACAAAAGCGCGGGAAACGTCATCATTATCATGCCTCGTCGTTTTGCAGGCTCTGCCGAACCATTATTTTGGCTCGCCTTTCGGCCTCGATCAGCGATAGAATTTCGTGACGGCTGTACATGATTGGTGAGTTCTTGCACTTCCCCTTTCGCCGCCGGCTTAACAGCCCCTTGCTTTCGCGCTCTTTCAGCCATGAAAGGGTAACTCCAAATTCATCCATAGCCTGCCGTTGCGATATTTCATCCTTCGTCGGATTGACATTCTTGATGGCGGCTTGCGCGATCAGATCGGTAAGGGACATTATTTCGCTTTTCATGTCCATCAGTTCGACCAGAGAGCCTTTGTACAAACTCTGCATTCTCGTCGATACTGGTTCTGTCGGTTGATTTTTCATGGCTTGAACTGAGCTAAGGCTACAAAAAGGACACGGAGCAGCGGGGCGAGCTTTTCAAGATCGTCCAAAGAGAGTGATTGTAAGCGGATTGCAATCTCTCGATCTGAGAGGTTAAGGATGTCCTGTACTTCGGGTACGGGTGCAGTAAGGGTACTATTATTCGCCTCACTACTTGTTTCGCTCTGTCGCATTTGGCTAAAAACAAGTTAATTAATATGTATGAAAAGAAAGGCGCGCCCCCTTTTCTTGCGACAGAGCTACAACCGCACGAAGCAGATGTATAGCAGGGACACGCCTTAAAGCGTAATTTGTATATGTCAGCTATATGCGATATAGCTCTGTCGCAATACAAACGTACAAAATCTATTTGATTCTGCAAACTTTTTTCGCCATTTTCTGCTCTGAAGAACATATCTGTCGCTGTTTGAATAGTTTAGAAAAGGGCTGCCCGTGCTGTTCAATGTCACTTAAACTCTACCGCTACAGGGGATTGCACAAGCGCCCTTTATTCGTTATCTTTGCTTTGTCACTTAAATACTTTATCGTTATGGACATCAATTTTCTCAAATGCACCGCAGTGGATGGTCGTAATCTTGCGATCAACCTCGAACACATTGTAGTTATTGAGGATAAAGGGGATACAATATCCATCAAATTAGGAGAAGAATGGCTGGAACTCGCTTTAACACTTGACGATTTTATTCGAGATTGTCACGGCATCGAGAAGTAAATATTCTCATTCTTAAGGTAGATTCCTCATCATCGTGTTTGCACTCTGATCCTGAATTTGTTTTATTTGCCCTCGCTTTAACCCAATCATAAAAAGCGTCGGCCACTTTGCAAGCTTGTTCCGATGGCTGTCCAGCAGTAAATATCGCCTTATCCAAACACCACTTTCGGAGCCTCACATCGGCGCCGAACAGATTTTTAATGTAGTCGATCATTCGTTTCATAATTGTCTGTTTTGTGGTTTATTTGAGAGTGCGGCAGGAATCAAACCTTCTAATCGGCCTACCTCCGATTAACCGGGTATCATATGCTGCTTATAATCGATCCTTGTACTTTATTGTAAACTCCGCCAGCGAGTGTACCCCTGCTTTACGAAAAGCGTCGCGCTTGGTCGTGCGTACCGTCTCTGGCGATATGTAAAGTGCGTCTGCGATCTCCTCTTCTCTCATCCCTTCCATGTAGAGTTTCATCACCTCTTTCTGTCGCTCGCTCAAATGAGTATCGAACTCCGGATTGCATACGACTCCCACATATTTGCATTCCCCTTTGATAGGGCAGCTAACCTCTTCGAAAGTGAATCGCCCCACCCCGTCAATGTCCTGCTTATTATCCAACCGCCCGAAATTGCACCGGATGAACCTATGGCATATCAAGAACCGATAGTAGTTAACGTTCGGCTGACTCTTGCGATAAATTTCGGACAGCGCCTTGAACGCCTTCGGATACTCTGTCTCGATCCGGGCAAACAGTGCTCCGGTCATGGCTTTGTCCTCCAGCCTATAGGAGTGGACTCCTTCGGCATCTCGCACCATTACCCCGCCCTCAGGATCGTTGAAAAACTCTATATTGCGAAGCGTTTGCATTTAGGTATCAATATCGATTCAACCATTCGAATTCTGTTCCCACCCAATATTTACCGTTCGCACACTTGTATGCTCGATAAAACCGGGCATCAGTACCGAGCGTTGCGATATATTGCTCTGCTGAGCAACGTGTTTTAAAAAATCTTTGAATGCGTTTCATATCTAATCAACTACTCGTAAAATTCCACAGGAAAAAGGTTGTCGGCGGTATAGCTACTATTGCCCGAGTGACGACGGATAACTTTTGCAGCCTCATATTTTTGTTTATCGCTCGGTTGCTGATGTCCGTACCGGAAGCGATATATTTGCTGATCCGACCCTACATCCATCGCTTTTTTTAAATCTGCAATTAACCGACGCCTATCCCTATAGCTGTGCACCGACATAATGTACTCTTGGAAGGGTAAAACAGATGATTTTTCTGTCTTCAGAGTTGATTTTTTGATATTTAATCCTAAATTTGTCATACCATTTGAATAACAACAATGCAAATATACAGATAAATTCTGTATATACAAAAATAATGACAGATATTTTACAGATAATCCGCAAAATAAATAGTAATTGGCTGATTTTAAGGCATGAATAAAAATTCAAATATCTTGATTCTTATAATCAGTACCGCAGCATTACTCATAAGCATCGCAGCGATATTCATCTCATGTCGCCAAATATCACCTCTACGCTTTGATTATACAGAAATATTAGTAGGCGCGCTGTCATTACTTGTGACAGTTCTAGTGGGATGGAATATCTATGCACTGATAGATATAAAAGAAATGCGAAAGCAAATTGTTAACGAGCGTACTTTAATGTATTATGAATCTGAAAACAATCTCACCCAAATTTATTTGGGTTTATCTGACTATTATTACTCGTTACTAGTTAAATCAGAACAAACGGTCGATGAAAGGTTATATAAATATATTTTCTTCAGGATATCCTGCATATTACACGCAAGCAAAATAAATGATTTCAAGACTTGTGAAGTTGTCGCAAAAGTATTGTTAGAAACCATACACCCGGAAGACATCGAAATGAGCGCCTCGAATAAGAAAAATTTATTCGACCTATTGTCATTTGTAAATTCACCGCGACAAGTTCCACATTTTTCTGAGCTTTTACACTGCTTGGCCTTAATAAGGATTGCGGACTCTGAAAGCAGCGATCGATCATCCCAGCCATAAGACGATATTCACAAGCTTTTAATTCCACTTGTGTTTTAGGAGACATAGGAGTAAAAGCAGATAGACACGATGACATACATGCAGGAACTATTACACAACCTTTTCTGCAAATATAACACAGAAATAACACAGAAGTGAAAACTCCAAAAGAAAGATTTGATCTGCTTGTAGAATATACTGGTTTAAAACTAGGTGCTATTGCAAAAAAATGCGGTTACGAGCGCCCTCAGGCATTCTATGATGTATACAAAGGGAAAGCTAAAAAAATTAGCGAAAAAATGGCATCTAGTATCATTAAAGTTTTCCCTGATATACGAGAGTCTTGGCTCCTCACCGGCGAGGGTCCCATGCTGATAGAAAACACAAATTCACCCAATACCCCGCAAGAACCTATTAACCAAAACCAAAATGATATGAATATCGAACTTGTGAAGATGATCAATCGGAAAGATCGTGAGATCGGTGAATTGCAGGTAACCATCGCTAACCTAAGAGAAGAAATCGGCGCACTTCGGACCAAACTGGAATCAATGACCTTCGTGGAATCACAATCGCAAAAAAAGGGGGCCGTATAATGTCGAATTTGGACGCATCGTTAAGCTAAAAAGAGATCGATCAATACAAAATTTCGCCCTCGGCGGCAAACCCAAGAAGTTATTATAACGCCATAAAACATCGCAGGCCCTATAATGAATAGGGCTTGCGATATACCAAACATAATATGTCCGGGATAATCAAATTCAGCGACGTGCGCGACAAGGTTGTGCAACTTCGCAATCAAGATGTACTACTGGATTTTTCTGTGGCGGAGTTGTACGGAGTGGAAACAAAGGAGATCAACAAGGCAGTCAGGAATAATCCTGATAAATTTCCTGAAGGGTATATTTTTGAATTACAACAGGCTGAAAAACAGTATGTGGTGGAAAATTTTCACCACCTCGAAAATGTCAAATATTCCCCGGTTGTTCCTAAAGCCTTTACAGAAAAGGGCCTCTACATGCTGGCGACCATTTTGAAAAGCCCGCAGGCGACACAGACGACTATCGCAATCATTGAGGCATTTGCAAAGCTCCGTGAGCTATCCCGCACCATCGGGGAGATGTCCGCTAACCCGGACCGGTTCAAACAAAAAACGTTGATGCAGAAAAGCGGAGAAATCATGGCCGACCTGTTTGGAGAGGATATGCAAACGACCGACACGGAGACCGAAATTGAGTTGAATTTCGCCGTTTTAAAACTAAAGCATACTGTCAAACGCAAAAAATAGGATTGCAATATGTAGCTATCAACAGGAAAGGACCGAAGACTACTCCTCGGTCCTTTTCATGATTGACAATGCTTGTTCGAGAAACACTCGTATAGGTATCCTATGCTTATTGGTATACTCTCTCAGTTCTTCCCGCAACCGCAAAGGCACACGCAAGGTTATCGTAGTTGACGGTTGCTTGGTGTTTATGGGTTTGCGCCCGGCCCCTCGACGCGCCCCTCCGTGTCCATTCTTTTTCTCGACCGATCCTAACATGATTACTGTCTGGTTATTCGCTGCAACAACACGACAGACTCGCGTGCCGAACGCAGTGCCTTGATAAACTTATCTGCGACGCTCTCGCCATTCATATCGACAAGTCGCGGATGCTGCGCCTGCGCCATACGCAGCACTTCGTCGAGTGCGGCAATTTGATTATCATATGGCAGACCATCGCGCCGAACGGTTTCAGCCTCTCCGTGCATATATGCCTTCAAAGCCTTCTTCATGAGCGGCGGCAGGCGGTTGATATGTGCAACCGGCTCATACAGCATTCGCACGATCTCAAGCACGACAACCGTCTCCCCGGCAACGGCTGCCATATAACGGTTTTTGCCTTCAGGCGCATCCATACGGGCGGCTACCTCTGCACGACGCGATTTGGGAACAGTATATACCCGCGCGATAAAGCCGACCTCTTTGTCAGTACACACGACGAAGGCGTCGGTGAAGCGCGATGCTTCGGACCGACGGCTTCGGTCGATGATGAAAGCTGGATAATCTTTGGCCATAAATTAAATATCTGATTTGTCTAAAAGTAATTGATATTCCAACTCTTCTTCTGAAGGCAGCGAACCGATCTTGCGCATATTGTGTAATGTCCAAAATCGTTCTTCGTCTCGATCTACCGGCACTTTTCGTACAGCCTGAGGTTTTGAATAGATATCATTGAACAGCCGAACTATTTCGTTTTTAAAAGCCTCGATACCCTCGCGCAATCTGATTTTCTGAGCTTTTCTGACTTCTTGGGTACTCATAACGCGACAGATCGTCTGCCCGTCGGTCAAGTGAATGAACACTCGTCCGCTTTCTTGATTTTCATTAATAGCACGAATGTCTGATGCTTTCATATTTTTTTCGGTTATATTTTCAGTTTCGGTATTTTCTTTTTTGTCGTTTTCAATATCACATTCGGCTTTTGCGACTTCGGTCGACTCTACCTCAGCATCGAGTGCCTCCATACGGGCGGCGCAAGCCTCGGCCTGATCGTCGGTCAGCTTTTTGATCGCGAAAGCAACACACCATGCTTGCTTTACGGAAATCGCGCGATTGTCACAACTGGCTTTCTTGCAAATGTCAACCACGAAACCTTCTCCGATTTCGGTGATGATATTGAAAATGAAGTATGCGTCATCAGAATATTCGACGCTGTTATTGCTCAAATAATGGTAATTGGATACCTTTTCAAAGATGTCGCGCACATTCATTGCGCGGAGTTCGTTGATGGTGTCGATGTACTTTTTCATATCGTCCGCTTATAGCCCGTCGGCTTTGGTTTGAGGTTTAACTTCATTACAAAGGTAAGAATATATTTTGAATATGCAAAACTTTTTTCAAAAAAAATTCTATGATAACACAAACATTATTTTTACGCATAATTAATTTGCACATAAAATACTGAATACAAATAAAATA